CGGATTATCTTAATACAATTTAATGGGGGAGTTTATCCCCCATTTATAAATAAACTATTAAACAAAATTAAAACAAATGGCGTGTAATTTAACAGCTGGTATTGCTTTAAGTTGTCGTGATAATGTGGGTGGTGTTTTAACTGCTTACATAACAGATTTTACAAACATCGCATCAATCACGAAAAACTCTGGTGATACTATCACTTCAATAAGTGGAACAGGAACTTTCTATGAGTTCCAACTTATCAGAACCAGTTCTCAATATACTGAAACAGTAAATGCTTCTTTAGAAAATGGAACTGTATTCTACACACAAGAACTTGTTACTTACTTTGCTAAATTAGACCAAGCTAAAAGAAATATCTTAAAAACATTAGCACAATCACCTCAATTGGCGATTGTCTTTGCTGATAATAATGGAGATTATTTCTTGATGGGTGAGGTTTATGGAGCATTCGTAAGTGCTGGAACTTCTGTAACAGGTAAAGCATTAGGAGACCAAAATGGTTATAATATAACTTTCCAAGCGTTGGAACAAAACCCAATGAACCAATTATCAGGCTCACTTTCAAGTGTAGTAACTGGTATTGTAGTAGGATAAAACTAAACAATTTAATACATAGGGGACTCGTGCCCCTATGTTTTTATATTATGCTTTTAATCAAGACAAATCAACAAAATACTATGGTGGTTACGGTGTCCCAAAATGCGACAATCCCTAACCCTGAATGGTTATTTTCTTTTACCCACATTTTCTCAAAACAAAATGTAACATTTATTCCAACTAATGTATCAACACATAGGGTTAGATATGATGAGTTTATATTTGTTGAAGGAACTGGTGTTAATGAAATTAGATTCCCTTATGAAGGTTTATACACTTATGGTATTTACCAACAGATGTCTGGTTCAACGAACTTGAATCCAGATTTAAGTATGGGTCTTATTGAAGCAGGACAAGCACAAGTCATCGTCCAATCTGCCAACACAACAAATGATTATTATATTGAGTTTGTTTCTAATAACGAATATAACTCTAATATTATATTCGCTCCTGATGAAATAACCCCATAATTATTTACTATATGATTTTATGGTAAAAAAAATATATTTATAAGTATGAGTGAAAACGAAAACAAATATGAAGATGCCTTAAAGGTATTTAATTTTGCCACAGCGAGAGTTCCCATTATTGAAGAAAACTTAATCATCAATACAAGAACTCCATATACCTATTATGGTATTACAAATGTTGCCCCACAGGAATTGATTAGAATGTATAACGCATCACCAACCCATCGTGCTTGTGTAATGAGTAAATGGTATGGTGTTCGTGGTGAAGACATATCATTAAAAGATGGTAATAATGATAGATTGATGATGACTAACTCTATGGGTGATTCTATGTATGAGATTTGGGACAAATGTGTTTTAGATTTTATTTTATATGGGGCGTTTTCATTAAACATCGTATGGAAAAGAGATAGAGATTTAGGTTTTGAGATTTATTATATGGATGCCTCAAAATTAAGAGCAGAAAAGGCTGACTTAAATGATAAGATAAATGCTTATTATTACTCAATAGATTGGGCTTATCCAAAGAAGTTTCCTTATCGTAGGATTGCATCGTTTAATCCTGCTGAAAATGATGACCCATCACAAATCTTCTATTACAGAACACATAGTCCTTCTGCTGACTATTATGGTTACCCAACCTATTGGGGAGCAGCAACTGCCATCTCAACCGAGATTGAGGTTTATAATTGGTGGCACTCAAACATTATCAACGGACTTAATCCATCACTTTTTGTTTCGTTAAATAATGGAATACCGGCACCTGAAGAAAGAGAACAAATCTTTCAAACCTTAACTGCGAAATATTCATCATCAAATAATCCTGGTAAATTGATGCTTACTTTTGCTGACTCAAAAGAACAAGCACCTGAAATTACAACCATCGCTGCCAATGGTAGTGATAAGATGTATATTGAAATGAATAATGCCGTTCAACAAGCAATTTTAACATCACATCAAATCTCCTCACCCGAATTATTGGGTATTCAAACACCTGGTTCATTGGGAACTCCAAATCATTTGGAAGCACAAGACCACTTCCAACACTTGGTTATTAAACCAATTCAAGAAGAGATTAAAAGAGTGTTTGAGAAATTGTTATTGTTAAGAGATAAGCAACCGGCAGAAATAGAAATAAAACAATTCACTATGGTTACAATTCCTGATGCCGCACCAGTAGAAACTGTTGATGTAAATAAGGATGTTGCTGTAGATGAAAATAAAGTTATAGAATAATTATGGGTCAACAAGCACTAATACCACAAAATGTCTTACTTGTTAGTGAGAGTAAATTAAAAAACTTTACAGACATTGACGCAAATGTTACGAGTTCTATATTGCTCCCATTTATTTCTGTGGTTCAACAAACAAAATTGGAATACATTATTGGTGGTAGATATTACAGAACATTATTAGACCAAGTATCAGGTAATACCTTAACTAATATCAATAATAATTTCTTACAATATTTCGCTCAACCATTATTGATATGGGCTGCTTATGCGGAATGTTTGCCATCAATTTTTATGAGAATTAAAAATAATGGTATTGTGAATGGTTCAGAAAAGACCATTACGATTAGTGAGATGCAGTATATGCAAAAGGCGGCTGATGATAGAAGCCAGTTCTTTGAGAGAAGGATGTTAGACGAGTTGATATTCAATTCTAATAACTATCCTGAAGTTTATAATTACACTTCATCACAGGGTCTCTTTCCCCATTTAGGAAAGAATTATTTTTCAGGAGTTCATCTTACAAATGGTAATAGATATGGTGATGCCTTAAACTTACAAAACACTTGGCCTGGTCTTCAGTTTTACTCTGACCCGACTTATGCTTGTTGTGGATTTTAATTTATAATATGAACGAAGGAATAGTTTTAATAATATCAAATGCTTTAACAGCATTCGCATCGTTCTTTGTTGGTCGTAGAAAGACAGAAGCAGATAGTGATAATGCGATATTGAATAATCTTGCTACATCATTACAGATTTATCAAACTATAATTGAGGACTTAAAGGAAGAGATACACCAACTTAATATCAAGGTAGACCAATTGGAAAAGAAGGTTGATTTACTTACAGAAGAAAACACTAAATTACGAGGATACGGAAAAACATTATAATGCCAATTCCCAAACCAAAACCAGAAGAAACTGCCAACATCTATATTAGTAGATGTATAAAAACTATTTATAATGAATACGGACACGACCAAGCAACCGCTATTTGTAACTCCCAATGGGCTAATAAGAATATGAAGAAACAAGAAAAAGATGAGTTATTCGTTTTAACTCCAAGAAAAACTGAAAACAGAGGTAGTTATTTATCTCGTTGTTCTGCTAATAGCAAGATGAAAGAACAATTCCCAAATATGAGAGAGCGTATGGGTAGTTGTCTAAACTCTTTTAATTCATACTACAAATATTGGAGTAGATTAGATGAGTTTGCCGAGGTGCCAGAAGATACAGCACTTGGTATGTGTATTGCTAATGAGAAGGCAAAAGGATTTGATTACAAAGAAGCATACGCTCATTGTGCCAGTAAGGTTGTTGTCGCACCAGGTCCTGTGGTTTTATCTGAAGAGGATAATTTAATTGTTGAACCGGTTGCTTTTGGTATGGATGTCTCTGTAGATTTTGATGATACATTTGATACAGAAAAAGGACGAGCTATGGTCCAAAAACTAATTGATGAGGGTAATACTATTCACATCGTAACAAGAAGACAACAGAGGGACTCTAAAGAAGTTTATGACCTTGCCAGAGAGTTTGGTATTGGTAGAGATATGGTCCATTTCACCAACGGAAAATTAAAGTGGGAAATGATTAAATCATTAGGTATTAAAAGACATATTGATAATAACCCTGATGAGATTAAAGCGATTGAAGAAAACTTACCTGATGTTGAAGTGATTAAGTTTTATGATGTAAATTATTAAACTATAATTGATAAACTACCAATAAATTATTATACTTATAGTTGAGGTGGGAGATTTATTTTATATTCATATATGCTCCGTTTTGTTTGTATATCCCCCTCACTATAAGTTCTTTTTTTATAAAAATCCTAACCTTAAAAAAGTTGGGATTTTTTATTTCATTTTGTTTGACTTTTTGTTATAGATGACTATACTTATAATATAAAAAGAAACACTATGGAAAATACAAAAACCTTTAAGGACATCGTTACAGATTTAATTGATGTTGAATGGATGGAACAAAAATCAAGATGTGGTTTAACTTATGGAGAAATCCAAGAGTTAGACAGAATAAGTTACGAACAAATGGCATACGAGGAAATGTTGTCTGATTGTAAATAATAAAAATAAATTGTATATTTGTAAAAAAAAGAAATTATGGAAACGAAAATTGTATCAGTATCACATTTAGCATTTATCTACAATTGCTTACAAAAAGATGTTAGTAATGCTAAAAAATCATTATCAAAAGCAGAAGAAGAATTAAATATTTTTATACAACAACAAGGTAAAGAGGTATTAGAACAGATTTTAGAAACTCCAAAATAAGTGTAAAGTTTTAGCCATTAAACACTTATCCCCTTCTATGTTCTATAGAGGGGGTTTTTTATTTAATTGAAAATATATTTGGTAGATTAAAATATTCTTTTTACCTTTGGGGACACACTTAAAGAAATAGAACTTATGGAAAATTACACATTTACCCCCACACAATTATCTCAATTTATGGAACTTACAAATGGTTTATCTGATTATCAAGGTAGTTCTGATAGTTCACCAATTTATGATGAGATATTAAAAGAAATATTTGGAGAAAATTGGGGAGACCTTATTGGTGAATGGGACGATTTATTCAATTATGAGTTTGGACCTGAAGCATATTATTATGTTTTAACTGGTAATAAACCAACAGGATTTGATGATTGGATAGAACAAGGCAAAGAAATATTGGAACAAATACAGGAAGAATTAAAAGAGTTTCAAAAAGAATTAGTAGGATAAAAAAATAATTAGTATCTTTGTAAACACACTTAAAGAAATAGAAATAATGAAACACACAATCACATTTACACCTGAAACAATCTGTAATCACTTAAACGACAGATTTGATGAAAACTTTACCGTAGAACAAATTGAAAATAATTGGGACGGTATTACTGACTACCTTGAAAATTGGACCACATCTGGTTTGATGGGTGATAATCTTTGGGAAGATTTTATGGCTGTCGCTGAAGAATGGGAAATTGATTTATTTGATGAAGAATAATTTTATTTCTGTTTGTGTTGTTAAATATTGGGGACTTAATTGTCCCCTTTATTGTTTAAGTAGGTTCTTGATTTGTCGTTGATAGTCCCATCAGCAAAATAAGCGGAGACATTACCAGTAGTCCTTCTACGATACTTTAATTTCGTTGGTGATACTTTGTTCCACTTATCAATAAATTGTTCTTGTATGTCCTTATTTACATCGTATCCAATTATAGACATAAACTCATACATACTGGCATAATCCTCTTTTGTTGGTTTACCTAATTTAATTTCTTTTTCCCAAGTTTCTATTTCCTCTGGTTCAGGTTTTGCGTTCTTAACATAACATAATTTACATACAGACATTCTACCATCTCGTTGGTTATATCTTTTTTCAAACATAGTAATCCTGCGTTCTACTTTACACTCTAAACATTTTTTCGTTTCCATAACAATAAATATAACCGAAAATGAAAAAAGTTTTCTTTACTTGAAACTTTTGTTATAATTGACTATACTTATTATAAAAAAGAAATTATGGAAACTAAAAGAAAAGAAAGAATGTTATTATTACCAAAGTCATTTATTGAAACTTACTTAAATGATTTAGACAACGAAGATAAACTTGAGATGATGTCTGTTGTTTTTAATTGGTATTTAGGGGTTGACCCAACAACCTTCAATAGCAAGATTGTAAAAGTATTATTTAATAATTTAATTCCAATCCTTGAAGGACATAGATTAAATTATGATAATGGTTCTAAAGGTGGGGCACCAAAAGGAAATCAAAACGCAAAAAAAACAACTGAAAAACAACCTGAAACAACCCCCCTTGTTTTAGAAAACAACCACCAAACAACCCCCGTTGATAAAATAAACAACCCTAAAGAGAAAGAGAAAGATAAAGAGAAAGAGAAAGATAAAGAGAAAGATAAAGAGAAAGATAAAGAGAAAATTGATTTGAATAGATTAGTTGATTTAGAATTAGAAAAATTATTAAATAAATAAAATGAAAGATTTAAGCACAATACCAGAAAAGTTCCATATCTTATTTACAGATAAAACTTGGAATAATGGAAATGAAAGTGAATTGACCTCCCTTCAACGAGGAGATATTCACCAAATATATTTAGAGTATAACCGTTGGAGCATTCAACAATCAATAAACCCACCTTCAACGAAAGAGGAAGAACCTGTTAGAGGATTTGTTAAGGATTAGACCCTTAAATAAAGACACTGGTTCAACGAACTATATTAAATGATATGATTGTATGGATGAAAAAACAAAAGAGTTTATAGGGGAGGAAATGTATGATATTACTTTAGCAGAATATATCAAACTTCCAAAGAGAACAAGAAAGAAAATAGTTAGTCATTATACCGACAATATGATGAGTGTTATTAAGATTGACCCAAGAGCATTAAATATAATTTTATTTGAGTTAGATGAGAGATTAAACAACGCACTTGATGAAGAATTATATGAAGGTTGCGAACTTCTAACCAGGCTCAAAGAAGATTTAATAAAAAAATATAATAACTATTGACGATTGTAGTTGGTGTAATATACTTATAGGAAAACAAATATATTATGAGTATCATACAAAATCCGGTTGATAAAAAAATCTATGATTACATTATCAACGACATTAAAACAAATGGAAAGAACTATTCAATCCTAACAAATAATGTTATTAGTGTTTCATTAAGTATTCCACAGAATACAGTAAGGGACAAAGTAATTCGTTTAGCCAAAAAAGGATATTTATTAAACCTGTGTAATCATTGGGACGAGAATGGTAATTACTTTCTCCGTAAAATATTAAAAGGTAATATCGTAGGATAAACAAATTAAAAACTTAATGTTTGATTAGTTTGTGGATTACAGAGAACTTCAAGGAGTTAAAAAAGATTTGTGGTAGAGTATCAAAGTTAAATGACTATGATGACCTACTACAACTATGCGTGGAACAATTCATCAAGAACAAAAAAGTTATTGACCTACCACATAAAGAAAGATTATATTTCTTTACCAAGATTGTTAGAAATAATTTCTATTCAAGTTCATCACCATATTACAGAACATATAATTTTCAATTCCAAGAAATAAATAATCTTGAACTAATTGATATTCCTTACCAAGAACCAGAAGCAAACCTTGAATGGGTTAAGAAACAATTGGAAGAACTCAAAAACGAGCAATGGTATTACGCAAGATTGTTTGAGTTATTTATTGATGAAGGTGGGAATATGACTAAATTATCTAAACGAACCGGCATACCTCTTAATTCTGTATCAAGAGACCTAAAAAAGATTAGAACAATTCTAATAGAAAAAAGAAAAAAACTATGAAATTAAACTCAAATATTCCATCGTTCAAAGCATTAGTTCGCAAATCATATTTTACCAAAAACAAAAAAGATTCCAAAGTATTTGTAGATGTTTATGTCTTTGGCTTACAATCCTGTTCGGGAAAGATTTTAACATTCCACATTATGACCGATGATGGTATGGTTAGAAATAGAGTTCCAATATCCGAAATCTATACCAAAGCACCCAAAAAAGATATTCCATTTAATTACAAACAACTATGGGATTGTTTTTCAGAGAATGTATCAGTAATAGAATATGATTTTTTATCTTTCCATAGAGCACAAATTGTTTTAAGAGATGGAAGCAAGGTATGGGGAACTTATATGTTTACGATTGATTGGTATGATAATCCATATAGTGATGAACCATCTGACTATAAATGCGGTCATATCTTTAAGGGTGATGATGGGTATTTATTATGCCAACCAAACAATAGATTATTTTGGAAAGATTCTAATTGGGTTACAAAAAAATTACCTGAAAACTTAAAACAATTCAAGGTAGATACTGAATTACCATCAGTAGAAAATCAAAGTGATAGATGGATTACCGAAGATACTAATTCTTTCTATTATGATATGAATGAAATAATATAATAAATTATGAGCTGTAATTGTAAAAACAACAAACAACCCCAACCACCTCAACCAATCTTTGTTAAGACAAATGATGTAGTTGAGATAATTGATATTTCCGAGCCACCATATACTCGTGAAGAAATTATAAGAGCAAAAGATTATCTATCATCAACAACCAAGAATGAATCAGAAAGATTATTCGTTGCTGACTTACTATTAAAAAACTTTGGGGACATCACACCAGCATATTGCGGACAAGATTGTATGAACCAAATTAAAAATAGATTAAACTATATGGAATCAAAAATTATACAATATGAAACCAAGAAAATATAAGAAGACAGGAAACCCTATTGGGAGACCTTCAATCAAGTTGGAGGACTTCCCCGAAGATTGGAAAGAACAATTATTAAGGATGGGAAGTGAAGGAGAGTTTGATGTAAATGCGAGATGTTACTTAAACATTTCCAACGATACATTTTATAAACTAATGGATAATGAACCCGATTTTTTGGAAATCGTCCAACGCATGAGGGAATTATCACACCAATGGTGGATTAAATTACCAATCCAATCATTCAAGAAAGGTGATTCCAAAAATATGAACTCACAACTTTATTCTTTAATGATGAGAAATAGATTCTATGAAGATTGGAATAGAGCAGAACAGAAGGTTGATATAACAACTCAAGGTGATAAATTAGATTCCAACAAGAAGATTGAAATTGAAATCATTAGAAACAGATTAGAAGATGGCAAAGAGTAAAACATTAAAGACCGGTAGAACCTCTTTCGGTAAAAAGAAAAAAGGAGTTCATAAAAAGAAGGTGAATAAAAATACACCACAAACAAGTAAATACAGAGGACAAGGTAGATGATTGATTTAAGATTAGGGGATTGTATAGAAATCCTAAAAACATTAGAAGATAATTCAGTTGATAGTATTGTGGTTGACCCACCATATCATTTAACATCAATAGTAAAACGATTTGGTAAAGAAGGTTCAGCACCAGCACAATTTGGAACTGATGGAGCATTCGCAAGAGCATCAAAAGGTTTTATGGGTAAAGAATGGGACGGAGGAGACATCGCATTTAGAACTGATGTATGGAGTGAGTGTTTAAGAGTATTAAAACCTGGAGGACATCTATTATCATTTGGTGGTTCAAGAACATATCACAGAATGGCTGTGGCAATTGAAGATGCGGGGTTTGAGATTAGAGACCAAATTATGTGGATTTACGGTTCAGGCTTCCCCAAATCACATAACATCGGTAAAGCGATTGATAAGATACAAGGTAATGAACGAGAGGTTGTTGGTGAAATGAGAGCAGGTCAAACTGCTATGGGTCAAGGTAGTGGTTGGAATAAACACGAAAATAGAACTGAATTAGAAATCACCAAAGGACAAAGTGATTGGGAAGGTTGGGGAACGGCATTAAAACCAGCACACGAACCAATCTGTATGGCAAGAAAACCTTTAAGTGAAAAGTCCATCGCAGAGAATGTATTGAGGTGGGGAACTGGTGGAATCAATATTGATGAAAGTAGGATTGGATTTAAGGACGAAACAGATAAAGAAAGTGCTAAACCTGGTTCATTAAACGCAACAGGTGAGAATAGTATGTTTGGATTAAAAAGTGGAAACGAACAAAATGAAGGTGGTAGATTCCCCGCCAACATAATGTTTGAGTGTATATGTGATGAGTTGATTGATGGTAAAGAAATCAAAGGAAATGAAAATTACAATTGGAATAATACCGATACTGAATCAAATACATTTACAAATAGAGGAACTTATACACCAAGAACTGAAACACCAAAAATACATACTAATCCAAATTGTCCTTGTTATATGTTGGACGAACAGAGTGGTGTTAAAAAATCAATTAAAAGAGGTGAAAAATATAATAAAGAATATGATAATACAAATACCGCAACCAAACTAACACCAGGTAAAACAGAATATACAGATGGTAATACATACGCAGATAAAGGTGGGGCATCAAGATTTTTTTATAGTGCCAAAGTATCCAAGAAAGAACGAAACGCGGGGTTAGATGGATTTGAGAAAAAATCATCGGCTTGGATGTCTCCTGATAGTAGAACAAATAAAGAAAACTATGATAGAACATCACCAGGTATGGAAAGATTTAAGCCCCAACCAAGAGAGAATAACCACCCAACAGTTAAACCAATTAAACTTATGGAATATCTTATCAAGATGGTTACACCAAAAGGTGGAGTTGTTTTGGATTGTTTTATGGGGTCTGGCTCAACAGGCATCGCAGCAAAGAACTTGGGATTTAACTTTATTGGAATAGAGAAAGAAGAAGAGTATATGGAGATTGCGAAACAAAGAATAAACTATTAGGATATAAGTAAAATAATTTTTATCTTTGTTGTATGGAAATTATTAAAACAAAATGTTGTAGTAGGTGTGGGATGAATAAAAATATCACAGAGTTTGGAATATTAAAATCATCTAAAGATGGTTTTAGATACGAGTGTAAAATGTGTAAAAATGAAATATCTAAACAAGATAGATTAAAAAATAAAAACCCAAAAAAGACAAAATGGTCCTATAATAAAATTATGATTGTTTGTTTAGAATGTGGTAATAATCATACAGGTAATTTTCATCCACTTAAAAAGTTTTGTAGTAAAGTTTGTAAAAACAAAAATAAGAATAATAGAGATTATGTTAAGGATTTGAAAAAAAAATATATAATCAACAATCCTGATAAAAGAAAAAAAACCTCTATCAATTCAAAAAATAAAAATTGGAATAACCCTAATAATATCAAATCAAGAAAAAACTATTCGTTACAACTTAATGTGAGATTAAAAAATGCTTTAAGAGCGAGGATTAGAAAATGTCTTAAACAAAACTCTATGAGTGATAATACTATGTCTATTGTAGGATGCACTTTGGATGAATTAAAAAAACATATAGAAAATCAATTTACTGAAAAGATGAGTTGGAATAACTGGAATCAGTTTGGTTGGCATTTAGACCACAAATATCCTTTATCAAAAGCAAAAACTGAAGAAGAATATTTTAACCTTTGCCACTATACAAATCTTCAACCTCTTTGGTGGGAAGAAAACTTAAGTAAATCAAATAAACTACCTGAAGAATGGTTGAATGATTAAAATACAAACGACAAAAGTTTTTGATGACCTTGAAATAACGGATAAAAGAATCTGTGTGTTTCAGGGTTCATCACGAGCATCCAAGACCTACAACATCTTAATATGGTGGGTAAGTAAATTACTCCAAGAAGATAATAAAGTTCTCACCATCGTCAGGAAAACCCTACCAGCACTCAAGGGTTCTGTTTTGAGAGACCTTAAAGAAATCTTAATTATGTTTAATGTATATGAACCTGATAAATGGCATTCAGTTGATGGTTATTATCAACTTGGAACAAATACAATAGAATGGATAAGTTGTGATGACGAGTCAAAATTAAGGGGAAGAAAAAGAGATTACCTTTTTATCAACGAGGCAACAGAAGTATCTTATGATGAATATATCCAATTGGTATTAAGAACATCAGGTAGAATTGTTCTTGACTTAAACCCCTCATTGTGGAAATCTTGGATATATGATTTGGAAAATGAACCTGATGTATTTTACACAATCATTACATACAAAGACAATCCATTTTTAGATGACTCTTTAATTAGAGAAATTGAGAAACTACAACATAGAGACCAGAACTTATGGAGGGTATTTGGTTTAGGACAAAAGGGTATTCCAACAAGAGTTGTATTTAACCATCAACAATTTTATGAGACCTTACCACAATCAGCGAAACTATTGGGATATGGAATTGACTTTGGATTTAATGACCCCTCAACTTTGGTGGCAGTTTATAAGTTTGATGAATCAATTTATTGTGAAGAACTATTATACTTAAGAAATGTAACCATACCTGATTTTATTTACAAGATAAAGGACTTGGGGGTCAATTTAAGAGAAGATTTTATATGTGATAGTGCCAACCCCCAAGCAATAACAGAGATGACCCGTAATGGGATAAATGCCAAGCCAGTTAAGAAGGACACAATCTTATCCGGTATAGACCAAATTAAAAGAGCAAACTTTTTTATCAATTCACAATCATCTAATTTAATTGATGAGGTCAATTCTTATGTATGGAAATCAGATAAGAACGGAGGTAATTTAGATGAACCTGAAGATAAGAATAACCACATACTTGATGCGATAAGATATGTCTTACAAATGAAGTCAATGAGAACGCCAGGACAATATGTGTTCTATTAAAAAAATATATTTATAGATGATGAATTACATTCAACACAAAGGAAAGAAATACGAGATTAAAGAACCAACCATTCAAGATTGGTCTGATGTAATGAAATTAAAAGACCTATTGGACGAACACGAATTATATGTGTCCCTAATAGAAAAGATTACCGGTCTATCAAAGAAAGATATTATGGAATCAGATGCTGCCACAATTCAGTTGGTAGGTGAAACCATAAATAAATTGATGAATCAAGGAGGGAAAAATCTACAACCAAAGATTGAACTTAATGGTATTAAATATAATTTATTAGATACAACAAAAATTAGTTTCGGTCAATTTGTGGATATTGATTCTTTCTTAAAGAAAGATGAAGCATATAGAATTGCCAACTTAAATGAACTGGCTGCCTATTTATATTGTGAGGAAGGATTAGAGTATGGTAAAAGTGATTTCCCCAAACGAATAGAACAAATGAAGACGCTACCTTATAAAAATCTTGAAGGAGCCCTTTTTTTTTTATCAACTTTAGGGAGAGGATTGTTGGAACTTTCGGACTTTTATTCCAAGAACAAAGTGATGTGGGAGATAATGAAACTCCGAATAGCTTTCATGCGTTTTGGGGTTGGTATGAAGGAATCAATGTCCTTGCCGAAAACAAGATTTGGCAAATTGATTATGTTACTTCTCTCCCCCTTGTGGCTTGTCTTAACCATCTGTCTTACCTTATGGACCTCAATAAAGAAACCGAAAGGATAATGAAGCAACAAGAAAATTAAATGACCGGTCAAACCATCAATTTTAAGACAATCGCAGTAGATTTTAATTTATTGGCAGATAGACACAAACAATTAAACTCGTTTGGTTTAGGTGATGTATCACAACTATCTTATTGGACTACATTAAGGGACAAAGAAGAGAATACATCATTCAACGCACCATATTATCCATTATTATATGTTGTTCCATCAAGAGTCCAAAATGATTTTAGGTTTAAGGAGTGGGAGTTTAATACTCTTGTAATGGATATTGCGGAAACTAATTTAACTAACCAAGTTGATACAGTATCAGACACATTACAAATACTCCAAGATGTTATTAGCCAGTTTAGATTATCTGTAAACGCCTTTGAGGGTAATTTCATCAACAAGTATTATTTGGATGAGGCAGTAAATTGCACCCCGTTTTTAGAAAAGGAAGATGACTTAACAAATGGTTGGAATGGTCTTATTAAAATTAAGACAATGACTAATCTTGATAGATGTGCTGCGGCTTATAACACATTTACGGGAACACCAATATTCCACGAAGGAATAAACTTAAGAACATTTTATGATGATTTTAGATTACTTGCCGACCATCACAAACAATTAAACTCATTTGGTTTAGGGGCAATGGATGATTTTATCTATTGGAATGAATCAAGAGACAAAGAAGAGAACACAACATTTAATTCACCAATATATCCAAATCTTTATGTGGTGCCAGGAGAGGTTACACAGAACTTTGGTTATATGGATTATAGATTTACCATTATTGTTAGTGATATAATTGAAAGAGATTTAGCCAATCAAATTGATGTGTTGTCTGATACGAACCAAATATTAGATGATGTATTATCACAATTTAGATTATCTGTTACGGATAGTTTGGGAAACTTTAATGAAAATTATTATTTAGATACACCGGTTAGTTGTATTCCATTTATGGAAAAATACGATGACTTACTTGGTGGTTGGGTTGCTGAAATATCAATTCAAGTTAAAACTGCTCTTGATAGATGTGATGCCGCATTTGATTCGTTTATTCCATCACAGACACCAACACAGACACCTACTCAAACACCAACCCCTACTATTACTCCAACATCAACACAAACTCCTACGCCTACCTTAACACCGACAAATACATCAACTCCAACAGTAACTCCAACATCAACACAGACACCAACTCCAAGTGTTACGGCAACACAAACAGGAACTCCTACACAAACTCCTACTAATACAACCACACCAACCCCAAGTGTTACAGCAACACAAACAGGAACTCCTACACAAACACCGAGTGAGACACCAACACAAACACCTACAGAAACACCGACAAACACACCAACTCCAAGTGTTACACAAACACAAACACCAAGTGAGACACCAACACAAACGCCTACAACAACATCAACTAATACTCCTACTCCAAGTGTTACACAAACTCAAACACCGAGTGAGACCCCTACTAATACTCCAACCGAGACACCAACATCAACACCTACTCCAACACCTACTCCAAGTCCAGTAGCATCAGGTAATAGATTATTGGCTCAAAGTGGGGCATACATAAACACAGAAAATAGCGAAAGATTATTAGTTCAACAATAAAAAAATATTTATAAATAAAAAATATGGCAGACATACTCATATCCGACTTACCTTTATATTCAGCAGACACAACTGTTGATACTTGGTTGGTATTGAATAATTCAGGAGAAACTGAAACATTTAAGATACAGAAAGAAGATTTAATTTCTAATACTTACTCAACAATTCCAAATGTAATTTTATATTACACAGGTTTTACTTACAATAGTGGAACAACTTATTATGATTACACCTATACAAACACAGGTATAACATCAACATCAATAGTTGATTTTACCCCATATAATGATTCTGTTTATACAGCACTTACATCAAGGGTTCAACCATTTAATACTGTGAGTAATGGGAGTTCAATATTCTCTTCTCAATATCCACCAAGTAATAATATCACAGGAACAATAAACATCTTTAATCAAACATTATAATATGCCTTTTAATATTCCAAATCAAACATCGTATATTAAACAAAGACCGGTTAGTCCGTATTCTGCTTGGACGAGACAACCAGATTGGATTACAATAACCGATACTACTGGTGAAGTTCAATTCCTAACTAGTAATTTAGCATTTTCGGCATTTACAATACAAACAACTTTTACACAAACAGGAGGAGTTGGAAACATTTATATTGATTGGGGTGATGGAACAACAGATACAGTTTCAACAATCGGTTTAACTAATACATCACACATATATACAACACCAGGAACACCTTGTTCTTTGGGATATGATACATATAAGGTTAGGATTTATGGTGATGCTGGAACAAGAATAACTCGTGCTTCTTTTACCACAACCCCAACCCAACAAAGTGGATTAGCAATTATTGGTGTATTAGAAGCATATTATGGTAATACTACTGTTGATAATATGTCTTTGTGTAATTTTGATTCAGCATCTGGAATCGGTTCATTTATGTATTTAGAATACTTAAAGTTTCCAAGTGTAATGAACGCACCAGTAAGCCTTGATGCTTTGTTAAGAGGTAATACCGCTTTAGCAAAAGTAATAATGCCACAATCATTACCTAATGTTGGTTCTATGTTAAGAACATTTGAAGCGTGTGTTTCATTACAAGAAATAACATTACCACAAGACCTAAACCCTACAAGTATGAATGGAACATTTATAGGGTGTAGTTCTTTAACAGGGGCAACATTTCCCTCAAGTATGAATGCCACAACAAATATTATAAATCTTTTTTATCAGTGTTATAATTTAACATCAATTAAATTACCAGCATTACCAGTATCAACAAGTTATAATTCAACATTTTTTAATTGTCGTAGTTTAATTACAATAGAAATACCATCATTTACATCGGGGGCAACAACAATAGATTTATCAAGTATGTTTATAGGGTGTAGTTCATTAGAATATGTAAAGATGCCTACAACTGTGGTGGCGGGAACTGTATTTACAACTACTTCTATGTTTCAGAATTGTATCAATCTTAAATCATTTATTTTTCCTACAAACTTTAATGCTTCAACATTAGCAAGTATGTTTCAAGGGTGTAGTTCATTATCAACTTGTATAATGCCAACATCTATGCCATCACTAACAAGTATGGTTTCTACTTTTAATGCTGCTAATTTACAAGAAATAACATTACCAACAACAGTAGGGGCAACAATAGATATGACCTCAACTTTTAATACAAATTATGGTTTATCAAAAGTGGAAATACCATCAAGTTATAATATAACAACATTAGCAACAACATTTAGTAATTGTTGGAATCTTAATTCAGTTATACTTCCAACATCATTAAGTGCTTGCACTTCATTATCACAGACATTCCAAAATTGTTATAATATTCGTTCAATAACTTTACCATCAAGTATGCCATTGGTTACTACTATGTTAGGTATGTGTTTATCCAATAATTCATTAGAAACTATTGTATTACCAACATCTGATATGAATAGTTGCACGAATATACAAAATATTTTTAATGGTTGTTTTAATTTAACAAGTGTATCATTTCCAAATATGAATACTTTAGCTCAAATGAATACCGCATTCGTAAATTGTTATTTATTAAAAACTATAACTTTACCACCAACAACAAATACAAGTATGTTGATGCCCGGTTTATTATCAAGGTGTTTATCATTAGAAACTTTAACATTACCAACAACACAGACAACAGGATTATTTATATCATTTGCCAGCACATTTGCTAATTGTCCTTCATTAAAGACAATAAATAATGTTGATAAGTTAGGTAATCCATCAACGGCATCAACCAATTATGCTGATGGAACAACTTTAACTACTGGTTCCCCACAACTATTATCTTTAGATTTTTATATGAAGTTTAGTAAATTAGATTTAGCAGGAACTGCTACAGTTAAAAATCTACTTAACACATTAAGAATAAGAAATAATGGGGCGGGACAATACGCAGGAACATCACCACAAATCAATATTTCTTATACAGATTTATCACAAGCAGCACTCGTTCAAGTATTCAACGACTTACCAACAGTAACAGCAAAAACAATAAACATTACCGGAGCAACCGGAGCAGCAGCACTTACCGCACCTGAACGAGCAATCGCAACAGGTAAAGGTTGGACTATAACAGGATAATATGATATACAAATTATTTATAGAAGAGGGTGATTATTTAGACATCACAACAAAAGAACCTCGTAATATGATGGAGGTAGAAATTGCTTACACACCAGAGGGTATAAATGTAGGCTGGGACGAGTTTAATTCCAAAGAGGACGCTATGTCCCATTACAACATAGAACTTAAACCAGAGGTCTCTATTGAAGAATAATTATGTGGGAATATACAGACGAAGCATTACAACATCTTGGTGATTTATTTGTTAAACAATTAAAACAAAAAATCAAAGAAAAGATTTATCCTTATGGAAATCCTGATGTTAAGGGTGATGGGGATAAATATGCGTCTGGTAATTTATACAACTCAATATCAGCAGAGGTAGTCCAAACAAAAAATGGGGCAGTATTAGAAATAAGTTATGCCGATTATTTTAAGTATGTAAATCAAGGTAGGAAAATTGGAAAAAAGAAAGTTCCAATTAAAGCATTATTAAAATGGATTTCATTAAGAGGGATAAGAGGAAGAAATAAAAAGGGTAGATTTATTCCCAATTTATCTTTTGCGTTCGCCATCCAAAAAAATATATTTAAGTATGGTATTCGCCCCGCAAATATTTATGATAAAGGGTTAGATGACTTGGAAGACACATTTAATAATTTACCCACAAATCTACCACCAACTTTGACTGAAGCATACAACGAATTATATGAAGCGATGGGAGAAGATATAAATAAGTTTATTGAAGTAACAATAGAAAAAGAAATACCAAGTAAGATATGAGTTTAGAACTAACCATAAGACAATCACCTTTAGGAGTAACTCCAACACACGCAGACCATACTTGGAATGTTGTGTTAAATGATTATTCTGCCTATACAGATATTAGATTAGTTGTTGATGTCTATAAAAATCCATACCAAAATGATTCTGGCTCAACACAGGATTATGGTAAAGTAGGAAGATTACTTATCCCATCTAATCAATTTGGTAATTGTATCTTTAGTGTTGAGACAATCATTTATAATTTAACTGACCCCAACCCAAGAAACTTGGGGATGGTTTATAATAGCACTCCAAGTCCTTTCGGTGTATTAGTAACTGATTCAAGTGGAACAACATATTCTGCCAATACATCACAAGCAACCATAGTAAGTAATAGAACATCAACAATATCATATTCAAATGGTTTTAATGGTGGTGTTGAAGGTTTCCAAAACATATACCAAATAAATGAATATCGTTTAGTATTTGGGGTTCAATACACAGATGGAAATGGTAATACTGTTGTATCTGTTCCAACTAACTATAATATTTATACAGGATTTACCGGTTCATTTGGTGTAACATCAGCAGCCGGACAACCTTATGGAATTATGATATGGCCTGGAGTTCAAGAGAACAAATCATTATCACAAAAATATTATTATTCAGGTAATAACTTAAACGGACAATACAACTATCTTAACACAGATGTTTATGCTTATGATA